GATAAGACCAGTTGGGCCTGTCATTGGCTGAACGCCACAGACATCATATGCAATAAGGTTAGGCATTGCACGGCGAACTAGTGAAATCAAAATTGGATCCCACATGTCCATTTGTCCACCACCAGTAGAGTTAACTGGAGCGGTTTCTGTAAGCATCATACGATCTTCACGCATAGCTTTCTCTTGGTTTTCCAAGATGAGAGTAGTAACAGCACGCTTATAAGAATCCTGAATCTTAGGAAGATTTGGGTGTTCTAGGACTGGCTGCCACTTTTCTTGTAGATGTTCTGTTTGAAACATTAGTTTCTCCTTTATTTTACATCTGTTTAATAATATTATGCACTCGCCTTTTGATCACGACTGATAGCAGACATGTACCTCATCATGGTATCTGTCGTATCAATGTCCTGAGCGGTGCTATCTTCTACATCATCAATAGAGTTTGTGACTGGCTGAACTTTCGGGAAATAACTTTCCTTCAAAGTCTCAAGCTTATTACGAAAATTTTCTTCCGAAACAAACTCAACATCTTCAACTAGACCTTCAAACTTCTCAACTTCGGTATCGGCTAAATCTTTGGAAACCTCAGAAATAACCTGTTCACGAACTAGAGTATCTTTTACGCCTTTGGTTGCAACATTTTTATCAATTTCTTCATTAAGGCGACTTTCTAGTTCTGCGATCTTTTCACTTTGTGCTTCGAGAACATCATATTTCTCATCAGGCACATCGATGTAATGGTCTTCAAATAATTGTTTCAGTCCAGAGATGAAATCCTCTGCAATCTCGCCTTTAAGTCCACGCTCGATTGCCAATTCATTCTCTTTAGTCCATTCTTCCACTACGTAATTTAAATATGTGTCAACTTTCTCAGTCATTTCTTCCTTAAAGGTTTCTACTTCAGCGTCTTTATCAGCTGCAGACTCTTCAACAATACGTTCTACTTCTGAACGAATTTTTGATTTAACTGCTGCTTCAAAGATTGTTGCTGCTTTTTCTTTAAACTCTTCTGAAAGGTCTTCACCATCAACAAGAGCATCAACGTCTTCTTTAACATTGATATTTGCAATTTTTTCTTCGATATCTGCTTTCGCATCTTCGAGTTTCTTCAATTCCTCTTCGGACTCTGCATTACCAGCTTCTTCGAGTTTTGATGCGTGAGCAGCAAGCATCTCTTCAATATCACCTTTCTTCATCTTTGCGATATTTTCGATATGTTGCGCTTTAGTCATTTTTGGTGCTTCTTCAAGAACCTCGTCACCTTCGGGTTCATGGGAAGCAGCAAGTTTCTGGCTTTCGCCTGGCGTTGCTTCGCCTGAACTACCTTGTTTCACTTTCGGCTCCTGTTTTGCACCCGAATTCTGGGCGTCTTTAGTAGCAGATGCAGCTGCAGATGCTTTCTTACCAATCTCTTTTTCAGATCGATCTTCGTCAGCACCTTTTTCTACACTTGCTTCTGGTTTTGCACCGCCAAGGTCTTTGGCTTTCTCACCTTTAACTGACTCTGCACTATCAGCACCGGCTTGTTTTGGTGCTGGTTTCTTAGCGGTGGAGACACTATCTCCAGCGTTATTAGAACCCAAGCCAAGGTCATTTGCTTTACCTAGAGGTTTTTCTGATGCTTCCTCAAGTTCTGCAAGGACTTCCGCTTCAAGTTCTTCAATTGTTTGTTCTAGTTCGGACATAGGATGTCTCCCTTTCTTTGTAATATTTATTTATAAATTAGAGTCTTTTAAGAAACTTTGCAAACTCCAAAGCCTCTACTTTTGCGTTTCTACTGCGAGTTTTTACGTCAAATTGTTTCTTTAGTTCGACAAGATGTGATTCTACAAGTGCGCCGTTATTCCAAACCCACTCTTTTCCTTCCATAACGCCTTCTACAAAAGCGTTTGGTGCAGAAGGGTCAGCAACAATATCAGCGGCAGTGGCAAGATAGAAATCATCTTTGACGTAATTTGCACCACCCTTTTGTTGTAAACTTCCCATCCCTCGACTCGATACACCTAATTTACATCCCTCATCCATAAGGGATTTCACAATTTCTCCCATAGGAGTTGACATGATCTTTGCCTCTCCTATGAAATTCTTTCCATCTCGAATTAAACTTGTAGTTAGGTGTGAAACTCTTTCTAAATTCACTGTTGGACCGTCTGGGTGTCCGAGCTCCCCATATGCCCTCTTTTCTTCTATAAAATTTTTATTATATTTACCGACTTCTTTTTCAAGAACTTCCATTGGATATATACGTCCATTACGATTTTTAATATCTGCTTGCAGAAAAATGCCTTTGATTTTGTAGTTTGTCTTACCGTCTTCTTTTGATTCGGTAATATATTCTACTTCTTCAACTTGTTCTGAAAATAATTTTACAGTTTCCATGTCATTTTCCTATGTTATATTATCAAAACCTGATACTTTTTTAACTTTTAGAATAACAGTACCTATACATGCGGCATCATTTTCGATATAAATGTCACCAGTAACACCACTACCAGCATTATTCGCAATAGATGGTAGAGATTGTCCACCACCATTATAACTTCCATTTGCATTTAATGAAAATGCAGTTATATTTGATGTGGCATCCCACTCTATTTCTGTAATAGAACTAACTGTCCACCAACAAGATACTATACTAACTCTAGGGTCTGTAGCAGCACCAGCCAGACCAGAAACATCTACTGCAAGCAATGCGGTAGCGTTTGTTCCCGAAATGGTAACTTTGATAGTAGCCTCAAAGTCTGAATCTGTTAAGTTTTGTATTACTATCGCCATATTCTAACCCCTATATTGATAACATTTCTTTTTCAAAATAAGACATAAGTTCCTTTTCAGGAACCTTGAATTTTCTCGAAACATCTTTAATTGTTTTTTCGAAACTATTTAGGAAATCTGAGGGTTTAGAATCCATAATTTTAAATATATCATCGACAGCGTTACTCATTTTAGGCGATAATTTCTTATATTGCCTAGATTTCCTATGTTCATCCTTCTCTACTACCGTAGTTTCATAAAGATTTTCGAATTCAATCATCGTCTTCCACTGCCTGTGGTAGTGTATTGACAAAAGAATTTGCGTATTCTCTACGTTTTACTTCTAAAGTTTCTCCAACTTTGTCTGAAATTGCAGTTTTGAATGTATCTTGTGCATGTACATTATCACCGTTAATTACTGAGTCTACAAAATCTCTACTCATCATTTATCTCCTTTTTCATTCTCTTTGGCAGTTGGTGGTTTATCAAATTTTTGTTTATCATCTGGTGTTCCATCGTGTTCTGGATCATCTGGGTCTACACCACCAACTGATAGTTTAACTCTATCTGCGGCAGACATCTTCGGATCAATAGGTTCATCACCTGGCCCAATCGGAATACGATTGATACCATCTCCACCTGGCGGTAGAATAATTCCACCATCCATAGGATCGGTTTCTGTCTCTTTCTTAATCTGATCACGCATTTGTTGAATATCTGTATCAGTCATGTGTAATACTTTTTTCAACACATACTCTTTACTAAAGAATGTACCAATATACGGTTCAACAGAACCCAACTGATTAATACGATCTTCTAACAACTCCGACTCTTTAAGAGCAGCAAAGTGTCCGTCTTCCAAGAAATCATATGAGAGATGTTCTTGAATCAGAGGCCAATCTTCTGCTGCAATGATACCTTTAAGGAGTAAGTTGGTTTTAAGAACGTCTGTAAATATGGGAGTGAACTTCTTACGAATCCGTTGCACGAACTTAGTAAACTTGAGCTCATCTCTGGTAATTTCTGTAGATCGACCCAAAGAGAATCCTGATTCAGATTCGAGTCGTGATATCGGCACGTTAAGTGAACGGTATAATTTCCGTTGGAAGTAGTTAATGTCATCAATTTCTCCTAGATTGGAACCGCCAGGGAGAGTAGTAATCTCTGTTCCTCTACCGCCTTCACGCCTTGGTAGCCAGAAATCTTCAAGCATTGACATATGATTTCGATCATCTCTTATTTCTCCAGTTTTTGCATCGTAAACCATCTTATTACGATACCTATTCATAACGTCTTTAAGATACTGTTCTGCTTTAACCTTTGGTAGATTACCAACGTCAATGTAGAATATACGTCTTTCGGGCGCACGTGAAATACGATAGATAACAAGTGAATCTTCAATCATACGCAACTGATTAACGGGTTTAATTGCTTTCTGTAGATAGGACATTACCCTACCTGTATTTGAATCAATAATACCAGAAGGAACATATGTAATAGCATCTGGTGCAATTTTAATTCCTTGGTTTACACCAGACGAATTTCCACCAGAAATACCTGTCTTATCGATACCCATAGGGTTGAAAATAAAATACTCGTTTACCTTCTCAGTCATTTCAATCTGAGTTTTTGGGTCTACTTTCTTTTGTTCTTCTCTAACCTTTTTAATTTTTAAAGGATCAATCCAACGCAATTCAGTAACACCTTTTCGTGGAGATTTACTATCTATAATTTTGTGATAGTAAACACGCCCATCAACATACCAACGTCTGAAAATATCATGGCCTTTTGTATTAAAATCAAAAAGCCTCAGAACTTCTTCAAACTCATCTCTAATCTTACGTTTGATTTTATCTGAATAGGGAACCCTATCCAATGAAATTTGCACAGGAACATCTTCCTGATTTGCAACAATACCCTCATTAACAATATCTTCAATTGCAGCATCACATTCTGCTTGAATTGAAATATCTCTATATCGTCTGATGAGGTCTATCTCATTTTTTTCTCGGCCATCAGTGTCTAACACCTGACCAAAGAAACCACCACCAGCAACTTCTATAGTACCATCATCAGGAGTGGGACTAACGAAACTTTTTTCGCTAGACCCCACATCCTTTGATGATTTTTTAATTGAAAACCCGAAAAGTTCAGCCATACTTAAATCTCCTACTACTATTTAGTAGGCTTTAATTTAGAAGTTTACGCCTGAAGCTTCAAAGTGTTGATATCTCCAAGTAACATCGAAAGTTTCAATCGCATCAGCTGTTTCGTTAGTCAGATCAATTTGACTTATAGTTGTAGGCCAAGCACTCCTAAAGATATAAGTTTTTAGAACTGTATCATCACGATCTAACTGATCAACAGTCAAATCGGTCTGATAATCTGAAGGAGCAACCACACCAGTATTATTGGCGAGATCATTGATACCATTTGACCAACGCTCCATGGCGGTACGGATCATAAAGTCCGTATCGTTCATGAAAGTCGTTGTCCAAGCTTCTTCAAATGATCTATCTCCAGCAATGTAGATATTCCGACCACGAAAGGGTATTGCAATTTCTGCTAAAGTTTGAGCAGGCAGATTAGTTGCAGTCACTAGAAAACTAGTCCTACGTACATCAAGCCCAATTGCAATTCCTGGCGGCGGTGTAATAGTTACCCTGTATTGGTTGGCTCTTGCACCACCTCCGATTAAGTTTGCTTTAAAGTCATCTATATTTGCCATGATTAACCTCCTACCTCGCTAAATGCGACACCAGTTCGTACCGCAATAAAGTTTAGGGTAATGAAGTTGATGGAACGAGCTGGTTTAATGTATATATCACCAATAAACTCGTTTCGGTCAATGACTTCACCTGTATTGTTTGTTGCATCACAGACTACCTTAAAGTCAAAGATGCCTCGGCGACCCTGTACGTCCCTCAAGAAAGGTTCTACCAAGTTTCTAAACTGAGCTCTTGTAAATTCATCGTTGAACTCAAAGAGTTGATACTTAGAAGCAGTAGCAATTGCTTTCTCAAGAACCAAGAACAACCTACGCACGTTAATACGATCAAATGCACTTGGTTTTGCAAGAGCAGTTTTATCACCAAACAGAACCACACCTTGG